TATTCAACCTCGAATTCGAGGACAAGGAATACTTAAGAACAGAAAACGGGAATAAATATTACAGATCAAAAACGCTCGAAAGAGCATGGAAAAAAGGTTTCTCGGACATATCCGAAGTAACCTACAATTCAGCCAAATACGTGGCTAAATACATCATGAAAAAACAAAACGGCGAAGCCGGAAAAACGCATTACCAAATCATCGACCAGGAGACCGGAGAAATTACCGGACACCTACTACCAGAATTCTCACAACAATCACTAAAACCAGGCATAGGAAAAGACTGGTTTATGAAAAACTACACCTGGGTAACCAGGGAGGACGAGATCAGGATCGAGGGAAAATCCAGAAAAATACCTAAATACTTTCTAAGGGTTCTAAGAAAATTGGAACCCGAAAAATACGATGAAATATTAAAAACCAGGCGACGGAATCGCGCCGAAATAGAACCAGAATACGCCTGCTTAAATCGGGAGATAATAGAAAATGAAATGCGTAAAACCTAAAACTGCCTACGTTCTAACGGGCAAAAAAACAACTGCAGGCAAAAAAGTCCTGGTGTTCAGCAAGCCAATAAAAAACACACCATACGAGCAAATTCTAATAGATTGCGGGTGGTGTATAAAATGCCGATTAGGCAAGGCAGGCGACCTGGCAAACAGGGCAACACATGAAGCAAAATACCATAATAGAAATTGCTTCATCACACTAACCTACTCTGATGAAAATCTACCATACGGCGGGACGCTCGTTAAACAACATCATCAAAAGTTCATCAGATCAATACGCGATAAAATATCGCCAATCAAAGTCCGCTATATGCTATGCGGGGAATACGGCGACAAGTTCGGACGCGCGCACTACCACATAATACTATTTGGGTATGACTTCCCCGATAAAAAGCATTACAACAATGGAGATGAATTCCAATACTACACTTCAGAAATTGCAGATAAAGCATGGAATAAGGGAACCGTTCAGATCACAGATATAAGCCCAGATACAATGTCATACGTTGCGGGCTATACAGTAAAAAAAATCAGTGGCTCAATGGCAAATGAGCCTAACCCAATAACCGGACTAAAACACTACGAGACAATGGTCGAGGAAACAGGAGAAGTAATAGAAAAAATCCCCGAATACGGGGCTATGTCCTTAAAACCAGGACTGGGAAAATCATACTTCGATCAATATAAATCAGATATATACCCATCAGATTTCGTGGTACGAAAAGGCCAACAAATGGCAGTACCAAAATACTACGATCAGCTACTAGAAAAAACAGATCCAGATCTCTACGACGAGATAAAAGCAAAAAGGATCAAAACGGCTGAATCGTTAACGAAACTAGATGACAACACACATAACAGAAGGAAGGCCAGGGAAACCGTGGCACTTGCGAAACGCTCACTAAAACCTAGAGGATAAAATGAAAAAATATAAAATACGCGAACCATACCTGGGTGAGCAATACGACCAGGCAATACAAAAAGAAATTACCAGGCAAATGAATGCTCTGGAAAAGCTAAATAGCGAAACATCAAAAGTCCGGGAGGAATTCAAAATGGCCGAATCAAACATAAGAAACGGCCTAATACAAAATGTAATAAATTACGAAAAATACGTTACGGAAATAAGAATACTACTAAACCATCAACCATTTAATTGGATGATGGAAACAAAAGACAGACTAAAAGAAATCGTAGATGGAACAATAAAAATAAGGGTTATCAAACCCGTACCGGATTACAAGGAACCGGAAAAGGAAATAGAATTCCCAAAATCAAAATTAATAAACAATAGAGTCCATGTAATGGACGATCTGGGAAAATGGGTAAAATACAACCCACCGGAAAACTATGACTGGGGATCATTCCAGTCAAGAGTACGCAATAAAAAACCACCGCCCATGTGGCGGTTTCTTCAAAAGCCCGCCGCAGGCGAAAAAATTTTTTCGACCCCAAACATAAAGGCGAAAAATAAACAATAAAAAGTAACATAAAAGTATACACCGTAACGGTAACATGATACTATATAACCTCACTCACAAAAGGTAAAAATCATGAAAGATTCAGAACTACAAAGAACAGATTTTCATTACTTCGCTTCATCTTGCCTAACCTGGCAAACAGGCTCCGACCTACAATCACTCATTGCGAAAATGAGAAAGGAGGACTACGGGAGAAGCAACACATACAAAGCCAAATTGTGTAACATTTGGCTAGTACCAAAACCATCAAATGAAAAATATGAAATCAACTACTACGCTCCCCAGGTAGAGGGAGCAATACTGATCTTCAGTCATAATCATGAAACAAAAAGAACAATTCCGGCCTTAAGATTAATGGAGCAATGCGACAAAATGGCCGAATTCATAAAGGAGCAAAAAGATAATGCTTAAAGTAAAACAATCAAAAATCGAAGGCCTAATGCTAATATCTGAGATAGCAAAAAGGGCGCATAAAAACTTCGAACAATACATAGGCTCCGATCTACAAATAACCGTTCTCGATATTATTATGGATATCGAAACAACCAATAAAACAATACCACTCGATTTGTCCAGGCTCCTGGCTGCGCCAGAGGCCGACTTCAATCACGACATAATCGGAATAATACAAAACCTTAATCGTGAAACCGGAGAAATAGAAAACTGTTTCTCACCCAGGTACACGAAACAAATGGAGTTAAAACTAAATGTGTAACACAAAAGAAATAGCAAAAGCCCAGGAAGCCGTTACCCAGGCGCACGCCGGACTAGCAAAAGCAATGCGGATTCTCAGGGCAAAAAAACAAATCCTAAAACAACTGGAGAAACTAAAGGAAGAAAACAAGTGAACCAGGTAGACCGAAATAAATGGCGCAAAATCGTCAAGGAAAAACTAGACGAAATCGCCCCACCATGCGAGGACGAAATGAATTCACTCTGTGTATTCTACTGTCCTCATACTCAAAACTTCGGGGTCTACAATACATCCGAAGAAGTCATTTCAGACTTCGTTGAAAAAATGGATGGATCACAACTCCACTAAAACCAACCAGGGCACCTGGTGCGATCCTTCGCCCAGGTGCCCACATGGAAGTTAAAATTATAACTTCCAAATCAAATCATAAAACCACTCACACCCTGCCAAAAAGCGAAGGCAGGATGCCGTAGCAAGGGCAGGAAGCCCGCCAAACCCCCGCGCCCTCGCGGGTACATCACCCCAAAAATAACAAAGGATGGGTGAAACTATCCCCAAAACGACGATTAAACGACGATCTAAGGGTAGAACACAAATAACTGAGGCATAACTCCTCATAAATCAATCAAAGCCCGCTAAGGGCAAATAAGGGACTCCTAGCCCAACCAACGGGACACGCTCCGCGAGCTGGCAGGAGTGATAGCAAGCCCGAAAGGACTCGGGCGAGCGGGGGCGATGAAACAAAAAATAATCATCCCCCCAAAATAAACAAAAACATCCCTCAAAGGTGAGGGAAACAGGGAGTTTGAAAGCCGGAAATCGGCAAATGGTATATCCCTATCTTGACGTATATACCATAGGTGGTGACTAAACCACCGAAAACAGCACCATCCAGGTGCTAAAAAACAGGCCGAAGGCCACTAAAAAAAGTCACTCAAATCACTGGTCTAACAGGCCAGGAAAATACACTATTGGGGGTCTCTTACTTGTCCCCCAATAGAACAGGTGACTTAAATACTCAAATCCAGTAATATCCCTTCACCCATAAAAAAGCCCTGGCACTCACTCCAGGGCTTCACACATCACGGCACGAGGATCAAATCAATGCCATGCACTAATCCTATCATAGCTTTTTACCCGATAAAACCCGACAAAAATGGAAACCATAAAATAATGTTTACCAAAAAGGAGGGAATAGAAAAAATCCCCCTCAAAATACCATGCGGAAACTGCATATCATGCCGCCTATATAGGGCGCATGAATGGGCAATGCGATGCGTTCTTGAAGCATCGCTATACAAGCATAATAGCTTCGTAACACTAACCTACTCACCAGAAAATCTACCGGAAAACGGAACCCTGGTAAAAAAGCACGTTCAACAATTCCTAAAAAACCTAAGACAAATATACGCCCCCCAAATAATCAGATTCTATCTAAGTGGGGAATACGGCGAAAAACTAGGCAGGCCACATTACCATGTGTTGCTATTCAACCTCGAATTCGAGGACAAGGAATACTTAAGAACAGAAAACGGGAATAAATATTACAGATCAAAAACGCTCGAAAGAGCATGGAAAAAAGGTTTCTCGGACATATCCGAAGTAACCT